AAACTATGTTGCCTCAGTTGCTAGTGGTTCGTACATCACTGGTGGTGCCGTTGGATCTGAAGGAGCCACATTAACAATTGCTGTAGATGCTACTACTACAAATACAGCATCCAAAGTTGTTGCTAGAGATACAAGTGGAAACTTTGCTGCTGGAACTATTACAGCAGATCTAGATGGAAATGCTTCTACTGCTTCCACATTAGAAACAGCAAGAAATATTAATGGAATTCCTTTTGATGGATCTGCAGATATTACCATTACTCCTGTTTATGCAACATCAAATCAAGATGGAGATGGAACACAAATAGCATTCCCAGTCAACTCAGGAAGAACTGTAAATGATATGTTTGTCATTGTTAATGGTCTTGTTTTAGCACCTTCAGCAGAATATACATATACAAATTCTACTACTAAGACTTCAACTGGAGGAATTGCAACAAATACATTTATAACTGTTGCATCTACTACTGGATTGGTTCCTGGAATGGAAGTTTCTGGAACTGGTATTGGTACTAATGCCATTATTACAACTATAGTGGGACTTCAAGTTAATCTATCGGTTGCGAATACTGGATCCACTATTGGTAATACTATAACTTTTGGTGCTGTGGTTACTTTAGCAACTGCGCCAACAGCAGGAACTAACAATGTTTCTATTAGATATCTACCACTATTAAATTGATAAGGAGAATCTAAATGTCAGCATCTCAACCAGCAACTAGAGCAGAATTTAAAGCATGGTGTCTAAGAAGACTTGGATACCCTGCTATTGATATTAATGTGTGCGATGAGCAACTAGATGACCTTATTGACGAAGCAGTTTCACATTATCAAGAATTTCATTATGAAGGATCGTATAGATCTTTAATTAAAATTGAAGTGACTGAAAATATGAAGTCTGCTGCAACCAGTTCGTCTGTGATTACTGGTACTAACTGGTATGAATCAAATCCTTATGTTGAACTTCCTCCTGGTGTATTGGGTGTCGATAACGTATTTACACAAGTTTCATCATCTTCGTCTATTCCTGGCAACATTTTTAATATCAAATATCAACTATTTTTAAATGATATCTACGCATTTACAAATAATCAAATACTTCACTACTACATGGTTCAAAATTATCTTGAGACTTTAGATTGGGTAACAAATTCTAGACTTTATAAGAGACTCAGATATACTGCAAGTACAAACAAACTTTATGTTGATATCGATTGGAGTGAATTGGGAGTAGGTGAATATATTGTAGTTGATTGCGTCATGAGTGTTGATCCAGTTTTATATCCAAAAACTTGGAATGAACACTGGTTAAAGGATTATGCTACTGCACTGTTCAAAGAACAGTGGGGACAAAACCTAAGCAAGTATGACGGCATTCAGATGCTTGGTGGTGTCACTTTGAATGGAAGAAAAATTCTTGAAGAGGCGAAAGAAGAAATTAAAGAACTCCTAGAAGAATTAAGAACAGCATACGAATTACCACCTATGGATTTAATCGGATAAGATATGTCAGACCACACATCATCAGCCTGCACCCAAAGTCCAGATCCAGCTCCAAGTTGTAGATTACGTTTGAATGGTACAAACGCAGAGCAGAATCTTCTTAATGACTTGATTACCGAGTCAATTGATATTTATGGACAGACAGTTTATTATATTCCAAGAACTCTAGTAAAAGAAGATATTCTTTTTAGTGAGGATACCATGTCTTCTTTTGATGGTGCATATGAAATTAGAGCATATTGTAATACTGTAGATGGATGGGAAGGTCAGGGAGATTTATTATCTAAGTTTGGAATTCGTATCGAAGACAAAACCACTTTTATTGTTTCAAGAAAAAGATTTACCCAAGCTGTAGATGATAATGCCATTTTAATAGTTGAGGGCCGTCCAAACGAAGGAGATTTAATTTGGGCTCCATTCTCTAGTAATTTATTTGAAATTACATTTGTAGAGCACGAAAAACCTTTCTATCAACTAGGTAAGGGTTACGTTTGGGAAATGAAATGCGAACTCTTCCAATACAGCCATGAAGATCTCGATACTGGTATCACTGCTGTTGATGAAGTTGAAGATGAAGATAGTTATACTTTAGATCTCACCTTTGCTGCTGGAGGAACTGGTACTTTTGTCAAAGGTGAAACAGTATACGGAAGAAGTCATGAAGCTGCAATTGCATATACTCATGCAGATTGGACTCAAGGATTTACTGTTTGGGATGCGGGAGATGGATATGATCCAAGCGATCCACCATCAATAACTTTCTCAGCACCTCCAACAGGAGGAACTCAAGCAACTGGAACAGTTCAAGTTAATAGTGCGGGTCAAGTAACTGGGGTTACTCTAAATCCTGGTTCTGGATATACTTCAGCGCCATCATTTACTTTAGAAAGATCGCCTGCTGCTCCTTATGGTGAAGTTGTTTCCTGGAATCCAACCACCAGAAAACTTGTCCTAAATAATTTGACGGGAGCATTTACGGATAATGAGTCGGTCAAAGGATTAACTTCTAATGCAACTTGGACTGTAAATATTTTGGATTCTTATAATATGGGTGAAATTGAAGGAGCTCAGAATAAATACTTTGAAGTCAAAGGAGATCTCATTCTTGACTTCAGTGAAAGTAATCCATTTGGTGAATATGGAGATATGGGAGACAAATTCTAATGTTAGGAACTTATTTTTATCACGAAATTTTTAAAAAAACCATCGTGGGTTTTGGAACTCTTTTCAATAATATACAGTTGAGAAGAATTTCTGAAGGTAAGACAGAGGTTATGAAAGTTCCTCTAGCATATGGTCCTGCAGAAAAGTTTCTCTCTCGTTTAAGACAAACTCCAGATCCAACTCAAGCAAAGATTCAGATTACACTTCCTAGAATTGCATTCGAATTAACTGGAATACAATACGATACTTCCAGAAAAGTTGCGCCAACTCAAATTGTTAGAGTTGATGATAAGCAATCTTTCATGCCCGTTCCGTATAATTTAGAATTTGAATTAAATATCCTATCAAAAAACCAAGACGATGCTTTACAAATTGTAGAGCAAATTTTACCTTTCTTTCAACCATCATATAATATCACAATTCAAATGCTTCCACAAGTAAATGAATCTAAGGATATTATTGTAAATTTAGATAGTGTTACATATAGAGATGATTATGAAGGTGATTTAGATCAAAGAAGAACTTTAATTTATACTTTAAAATTTACCGCTAAAACATATATTTACGGTCCAGTCAGAGATCTTACACAGATTAGAAAAACCATTGTAGATACATATACATCCATAGATACTGTAAATGCTCCAAGAGTTCAAAGATATACAGCAGAACCAGATCCGATTGATGCAACTTCTGATGATGATTTTGGATTTAGTGAAGTGTTTTCAGAATTTACAGATGTTCAAAAGTGGAACCCAGAAACAGGACAGGATGAACCGATATGAGTAGTTATGATGAACTAGATAAAGTATTTGATGTGGAACCAACTGAAATTGTTGAATCTAAACCAGAGTTACCACAAGCAAAACAAGGTGAATTGCAACAAGACTATGAAATGACAAGAGCACAACTGCACAAGCTTGTCATGAAAGGTCAGGAAGCTATTGATGGTATTCTTGATGTTGCAAGGAGTTCAGATCATCCAAGAGCATATGAAGTTGCTGGACAACTCATTAAAAATGTAGCGGATGTTGCTGACAAACTAATCGACCTTCAGAAAAAGATGAAAGATATCGATGAGAAACCTAGATCAAGTCCTACTACAGTTAATAATACTATGTTTGTTGGATCAACATCAGAGTTGGCAAAACTCCTTAAACAAAATTCCAAACAAACTAAATAAAGTATAGGAAAGAATTATCTTCGGAGTTTAACATGTCCGTTTTAAATGTATTGAATACTAATAGTATTTCTGCAACTCAATCTGAATATCAAGTTGTTAATACTGGTATTTACAGAGTGAGTGCAACTTCAGCATCAACAGTTCAATTTAATGCTGGTCCTGCAATTCAACTTTTAGCAGGTGAGTCGGTTCTACTCAAAGGTGCCAATCCTGGTAGAGCAGGAATCACGGCTGCAACTGATTCTGCTACTGCTGTTTATACTTTTGGTGATGGTGCTGTAGGGTTA